GACAAGACAGCATTGAATTTCGCAGTTTCGCAAATGTTCCCGGAAAACGGCGGTAGAATAGGGACTTACTACCATCTGTTTCCCACATACGCCCAGGGCAAGAAAGTCATGTGGGACGGCGACGATAAGAGCGGATATAAGTCGATGAATCACTTTCCCGGCTTCTCGGCGCATAAGCACCCGGCCGGCATAGTGGCACGCAAGAACGAGACAGAGTTACGCGTTGAGCTTACAAACGGCAGCGCCTATCAGATTATCGGCACGGATAACATCGACAGTATTCGTGGCACTAACCCGGCAGGCGTTATCTATAGCGAGTATGCGTGGCAGAATCCTCAAGCTGAATTGATACTTAGCCCGATACTAGCAGAGAACGGGGGCTGGGCTATCTTCAATTCGACACCACTCGGGCATAACCACTGTGAGGGGCTGTACCGGATGGCTAGGAGTAACCCGGACTGGTACTGCTCGCTGCTCACGGTCGACAGCACCCGCGACCATGACGGCAACCTAGTCTATCCGCCTGAGAAGATTGAAGCAGAACGCCGCCGGCTAATTGCGCAAGGCAAGTCTGAGAGTGACGCTGAAACGTTTATACAGCAGGAATACTATTGCAGTTTTGAGGGCTATCTTGAAGGCAGCTATTACAGCGAGCAGCTACGCATTGCCCGGGCTCAGGGGCGTATCAGCCGCGTACCGTATAGGACAAACGAGCCGGTATATACGTTCTGGGATATTGGCGTCGGCGATAGCACTGCAATCTGGTTTGGGCAGCGCTATAAGCACCTGATTCTGTTCATAGATTACTATGAGGACCACGGCAAGCAACTCAGCCACTATGCCAAGATACTGCACGAGAAACCGTATACTTATGCGGGTCATTACTGGCCCCATGACGGCAAGAATCGTGACTTCAGCGGCCGTGAAGGGGAAGACCGGCGTGATACCGGGCAGCGGCTAGGCGTGAGGCCTATTTACATCGTACCTCGAGGCGATATAGACGACGGCATTGACTCGGCACGGCGGCTGTTCAGTCAGTGCTGGTTCGATGCCAAGAACTGCGCTAAGGGGTTGGATGCATTAGCATCTTACCACAAGGAATGGGACGAGGACCGTAAGGAATTCAGGCAGCGGCCGTTCCATTCGTGGGCTTCTCATGCAGCAGACGCCTTCCGCACTATGGCTAAATCCCGTTGGGATTGGTCTATCCAGAATGATGACCAACCACACAGACTTCCACCCTCTGCGATGTCAGCATGACGCGCTTAAATTATTGTTATGACTGTCGAAAGGCACACTGGGCAGCCGATTGCCCAAAGCGATACCCGGTTCAAGCTGTTACTAATACGGTAACAGTTTCCCCTAGCGTCTCTCCTGTTACACGAAGCGTAACGAAACATTGCCCGACTTGCAGGTGCAGCCGGGTGTATAAGTCCAATGCGGATAAGCAGAAAGCTTATCGCGCTCGGCATAAGGCCAATTAAGTGTTTGTACTACCTAGCCGCGGCCGGCCCCACAACGTAGAGCGCTTGGCGATGGCATATCGCTATACCGACGCCAGCGCTGCGGTGCGGCTATACGTGGACACGGACGATCCGAAGCTAATCGAGTACGAAGCGCTACTGCCCGACTTACCTACAACATGGTCGCTTAGCATCAACCAGCGTGCGCCGTATAACCCGCTCTGGCATATCTTAGACCAGCATTTCCAAGCATTTCCTGACCAGCTTTATTACGGCGTTATAAACGACGACGTGATACCCCGGACGTATCATTGGGACCAGGAGTTGATCAACACAGCCGGCTGCGACCATATCGCCTACAGTGACGATATGCTGCAGGGGCACCGCATGTGTACGTTCCCGGTAATAGGCGGGGATCTGGTTCGGCGTGTCGGCAGGCTCGTGTTTGACGGCGTTAACCTCGACACGTCTTGGATGCTGCTCGGGTTCAAGCACGGACTGCTACGCTATCGGCCCGACGTGCGGCTCGAGCACATGCACTATACCAACGGCAAGGCGCCGTTTGACGAGACGTATGATGTACCGGAAGAGTTGCGCCAGGGCGGCACACCGGAGGCGTTGGAGAAGTTTCTTACATGGGTGCTGGCACCGTCAACGGTGCAGGTACTAGCGCCATGAAACGGCTTTACTATCTCTGCGTGATCCGGGCCGTGCTAGTAGCCAATCAGGTTAAGCGGGCGCTTTGGAAGGTGTTTGTGTCGAAATGATGCTGGAAACCTTAAAGGAATTATTGTCAATCGACGCGCCGGCTCCGGAGGTTCTTCTAGAGGAAGATGGTTGTCTGTGTCTGGATTGGGACGGCTTATCTGTAAGTATCCATAAGAACGGGCATGTTAGTTGGGCCTGTTTAGAGCCAACAGAGCACGGCACCGATTTGAACCGGGTAAAAGAAGTAATAGCAGGTTTGTCTTCTAAGGGAGGGCTGAGGTGATGACTATGGGACGAGTGTTCATATTGATCAGCGTGATCTGCTTCCTGCTGGCGTTTATAGGCACCGGGTTCGGCTTAAACGGCGGCCATGTGCATGGCGGCATGGCATGGGGCGACCTGATTGCGCTCGGCTTATTCTTTTATGCCGCAGCGGGGCTTGTATGATTCTAATACTAATCGTCGTTCTCTTAGTTCTGGCGCTCGGCGGACTACCTAACTGGGGCTATCACGACTTAGGCTATGCGCCGTCAGGCATGCTCACGCTAGTGCTTATCGTGCTGCTCGTGATGTTCCTGTTCGGGAGGCTATGACAATGAAAAAGCCTAAGTCCCGCGCGTTTAATCAGGGGGAAACGCCGACGATAGCGGTATTCAATCAGGCAACCGTGGCGCTCGGCGTTGACTTCGACAAACTCATAGCCGCTATGCAGGTGTACGTGGATAAGTACGTCGCGCCGCGGTGGGCATCTCCGGCTAATCTCATAAAGTCTAACGATTTTGTCAAAGATGCCTGGGCGGTTGTGTTCCTAGACGACGCCGATGTGCAGGGGGCGCTTGCGTATCACGACGTTACGCCGGAGGGCATGCCACTCAGTAAGGTGTTCGTCAAGACTACGCTTAAGAATCACGAGCTTGTGTCGGTATCAGCAAGTCATGAGTTGTGTGAGATGCTAGTCGACCCGGCCGTACAGATGATGACAACCGGCCCCAACCAACGGCTAACGTATGCGTACGAGTCATGCGATCCGGTTGAGGCTATCAGCTTTCCTGTAAACAACATACCAATGAGTGACTTTGTTTTTCCCAGTTACTTCGAGGTGTTCAGGAAACCCCGCAGCGTCCCGTTTGATCAGTTGGGCAAGATTGGACGGCCATTTCAGTTGCTTAACGGCGGCTATCAGATCGTATTTAACGGCCGGCAGTGGACGGAGGTGTTCGGCTCAGACGCAAAGGCAAAGAAATTTGCCAAAGAGGACCGGCGCGGGCATCGATCGGAGCAGCGTAAAAAGCAGGCAGAAGCGGCGCAAGTCGTTGAAGCTTAACATCGGCTGCGGGCGTAACCCAATCAAGGAAGCGGGCTGGCTAAACGTGGACCGCATAGCTACGGAGGCGGATATTAGAGCCGAGCTTGACGCCGACACGGTTTCACTGCCGCTAGACAATGATACCTGTGAGGAGTTTTTGCTGTCGCACGTGCTTGAGCATATCAACAAGCCGCTTCCGCTGATGCAGGAGCTTCACCGCATAGCCAAGCCGGGAGCTTTGGCCGTTATCGCTACGCCATACGGCAGCAGCGACGATGCATGGGAAGATCTGACGCATGTGCGGCCATATTTCGTTAACAGCTTCGGTTACTTCTCACAGCCTAACTACTGGCGGGCCGATTACGGCTATCGGGGCGATTGGAAAGTTAGAAAAGTGACATTATTTGTCACTAGACCGGAAGTCACACTAGCCCTCGTCAATATGGCTCGAAATATCGTCAAGGAGATGGTTGTCGAATTAGAGGCAGTTAAGCCAATACGGGAGCTGAAGCAAGAACTTCGCGACGAGTTCACGATAGAGCTAGTGGTAAGAAAGAACAGCCAGACCCGCTCGGTCACGACGT